GGACAAAGACAAGAAAGAAGAGAAGAAGGAACAGAGCATGTTCCGTTTAGGATAATAAGGAGGTAATGGAATGCCGGATATGGAGAAGATAGCTGCACTGGGAAAAATGGCTTCGGATATTGACAATATCAACCTTATAGCCGACTCCCTGCTTCAGTACGCTCAGGAAGAGTACGCCGGAGACCTCATAAAACAGGCCGGATACAACCCTGAAGAAGTTACCACTGCCGAGGATCTGATTTATCAGGCGGGCAACCTGCTCAAGCTGGCAGCCGAGATGAAGGCCGAAGAGTTTGTGGCCAACACGAAAGAAGCCGCCGACGAGGACCCGAAAGAAGAAGAGGAAGAGGACGCAGACGAAAAGAAAGAGGAAAAGAAAGAGGAAGAGAAAGAGGAGAAGGAAGAGAAGGAAGAGGAAGAGAAAGAGGAGAAAACGGCCGGCCTGAAAACGAACGCCCCGTTCCTGAATGCGCTGATATCGTCCAAAAAGTGATTGGAGGTGTGCAATGACAGCGGGTACTGAAGATAAATCTCCATTTTTGAATGTGTTCAACGATCTGGCTTCCTACATGCTGAAGAACAGGGTAGGACCCGGACTGGCACGCCCGCTGGACCCCAGGTTGCAGCAGAAGCTGGAACACACTCTGGAGATAGTGAACAGGAACCACCCGGAGTGGGACGACGACCAGGTGTTGTTGTATGGTCGGGCGCTGATGAAGGTCGCCCCAAAAATGTTCGACGATCCGATCCTGGTGGAAAGCATAATAAACAAAATAATGCTGTACGGCGGACTGGACCCAACCATGGTCCACGAGCTGGGGAAAATAAACAAGACCCTTTTGGGTTTCGACGATGATAAACCATGATCCACGAACAGGGGAAAATAAACAAGACCCTTTTGGGCCTCGGTGGTGATAACTGATGATCGAAAAGATGCTCTCCCTGTCTCTGATTGACACGGAGTTGTTGTTGTTTCTGGACCCGAGCGTCCGCGGCGTGACAAAACATGCGGCCGCGAGTGATCTTGCACCGGAGATAGCAGGAGCTCTGTCACGGATGTCCTCCGGTAAGGCAACGGATGGCTCCATGTATCTTCTAGTAGTCGGTCTCGGGGCTGGAGAATACTGGGGAGCCAACAGGAACGGCGACTACTTCCCGGAAGCATCTCTTCTGAAAAACTACAGAACGTTCGGTGACGCCCGGATATACCGGCAACACCAGAACAAGGATCCGAACAAGGCGATAGGGGATGTGATACTGGCGGCCTACAACCACGTTATGCACCGGGTCGAGCTTATAATAAGTTTCCGCAAGGAACTTGCCCCGGACCTGGTGAAAAAGGTCGAGGCCGGCGAACTTCCCGATGTTTCTATGGGTACCAGGGTGCCTTTCGACGAGTGCAGCATCTGTCACAACAGGGCCCGGACCCGCGCCGAGTACTGCGACCATCTGAAATACAGAATGGGACAGATCTTGCCGGACGGCAGGCAGGTATACGCCATAAACCACGACCCTAGCTTTTTCGACCTGTCTGTTGTGGCCGTAGGTGCCGAGCCCACGGCGAAAGCGCTGTTAAAAATTGCCATGCTGTCCGGAAACCTGGAAAATGCCAAAACGGCCGGAGAGAAAGAGGCCGAGATCGAGAAGGAAGTGGAAGCGTTTCCGGTTAAAGCCGACAGCAGCGCTTCAAACCTGATGGACGCCCTATATGAGCAGGACTCCCCTCTGGGTGAAGACACACTAGACAGGTTAAAGAACTACCCGTTGAGTGACGTAGTGGGAACGGCCACTTATATGGGCATCCAGTTGAAGCCCCGGGAGATGTTGCACCTGGCGCCGGACGACCTGGACTACATGTCTCCAGCCTACCTGCAGGAGCTGCTGACCCCGAGGGAACCCGTAAGGCACCCCGGAATAATGTCTCTGCTGGCTCCGTGGTTGTGCCGACGTTCGTACCATTATCCATTCGTGGTGTACCGGCTGGGGATAGACGGTGTCCCGCTGTTGAAGGTGGGCAGTCTGTCGGAAACTTACGGTGCGCTGTACACGACTTACCGGGAGGTGCTTCCGGAGGTGTTCGTGAAGGAAGCCGCCCTGCTGGACATGGGGTCTCTCTTCATGCTGGCGCTGTTATCCAAACTGGGAGTGCCGCTGTTGAGCACGAAACAGGAATCAGAAAAACTATCCCCTTACGATATGTACTTGCAGGCCCTGGGGGAACAGGCGAAGGCTAGAGCCACCGGACCCATGGCAGGCGTTTTTTTCGACAAAACAGCCGCTAACTTCGTAGGAAGCGCTATAACCGGTATGCTCGGTGGACACTTGATCGGGGCGGCTGTCAGAAAGCAGAACCTTGAAAAACTGGAACGAGGAGAACGGCCCTCGGAAATACTCGATGCGCTAGGTAAGCACCCAAACCTGGTGGGCGCAGGCCTGACCGCGCTCATCTGGCCCAGATCCAGAAAAACGTTAAAAACCTTCTTAACGTTTAAACCGAAAAAATGAGGAGGTAGCCCACATATGGGAGAGAAAGACAGAGGTTTCACGGTAAAGGATCTCATACAGAGAATGACCGACAACAGTGAACTCGAGAAGACGGCTGCACCCGTCCCCACGACGGAGAAAACCGCAGGTATGGAGAAGATAGCCGAGACCCTGGAGATTTACAACCTGGGTAGAACGTTCGGCATAGGGTTTGCCGACGGCTTGCAGGAACAGATGACGAAGATGGCCGCGGAAGCCGCGGAAGAACAGGTACCCCCTGCAGTGGCTCCGGTAATGGCGGCTCCGGGCACCATGGACATTCCCCACGCTACCCTCGCGCCGACCGCGGCGGGAGTGGACGCCCAGACAGTGGCGCCGCAGCAGATAGCCACACAGCCACTGGCCCTGGAAGTCGCCGGCACGGCGGAAGTCCTGGCTACACTGAAGGCCATGACCCCGGTGCAGATAGTGCAGTTCGCTTCCAACATGCCGAAGGATCAGCTGTTAAGGGTAGCCGCCGATCCCGAAGTAGCCAACATCATCGAGGGAGCCATGCAACAGGTAGTTGGAGTACCCAATCCGACCATTTCTAACGCTGTGGCCGGACAGTAAGTGCGTGGGTGAAAGGGGGGCATCTCGTATGGCAGAATTCGGAACCCCTATAAGCCGCGTTGGTCTTGCAATCATGAGTAAGCTGGCTTCCATGGAGAAGGTGGCCAGAACCTATGTACGCACTCCACAGGGGTTTGTCCCAGCCCCTAACAACCAGCTGATTCAGGGTGCCAGGATACGTTCGTACCCGAAAGGGCAGATAAAGAAGATACTGTCCAGCGGTGGCGGTGGTGGTAGTAGTAGTGGTAGCACCGGACCCCAACCAGGCTGGAAGATCGCACTGGAAAAAACGAAGAACTACGGTAAGGTCGGTATGGACGTTGCCGGTGCCGTGGGGTCCGCGGCTCTCACCTTCATGATGTTGAAGAGTTTCGTGGACCAGGCCAAGGCGCAAAAACAGCAGGACAGGCTTTACGAGGAACAGCTCAAAGCCTATGAAGAATACAAAAGACACTCCGGCGAAAAAACAGCGGCCGCTACGGCCCCGGACCCGGAGGAGCCAAAAAGCGACAAGCACCAGACCTTGAGTAAGGAAGCTAAAATGGACCTTCTTGAGGTGGGGACCCTGGAGGGTCTCCCCGAACGAACAGCAGAAGAAGAAAATCAGGTAATAGCCCTGATAGAACGACGATACGGAGGTGTAGTCTAACATGGCATTCACACTGCTACACGGATTCAATAATGTACAGGTTTTTTCCAAACAGATAGCCGATGCGGATGAAACTATAGAGGGAGGTATGTTCGTAATCATATCCGGTGGAAAAGCGGCGCTGCCTGACGCGGCCGGTACCGGACCTTTCTATATGGTCGTGTCCGACGTCGAAGACCCCTCGGTGGCCGCGGCCAACTCCTACACCCTGCTCCTGGGCAGGACCAGAATCGAGACCACGCAGGTGGACGCCACGTACCTGGCGAGCGCCGCCGCGGGCGACGTTCTGACGGTGGGGACGGATGGGAAACTGATCGAGTTCGACGGTGACTCCCACGCCCACAGTGTCGGGGTAGTGGAGGAAGTAATCACCAGCGGGGTTACCAATACAGGCTTGAGAGTAAATCTCCTCTAAACCGGCCTGAAACGAGAACAAGGAGGGATTAAGACATGCCAATGGGTATAGATGTACTTAACGCACGATTTGTAGATATGTTAAAAACGGCCGAGGATAGGGAGGAAGTGGCGCTAGCCACCAGCCTGTTTCTCAGGACGAAAATAAGAGAAGATTCCTTCGCCCGACAGATCCTTCCGCCGGTGACCATAAGCCCCGCCGAGTGTGACAGATCGGCGGACCACCGCGGACTGGTGAAGATCATGGACATAGAGCCCGACGGCGGAGCGGCTGCAGTCGACTTCCTGGGGCAGTCCCAGCAGGTGACCTGGGTATACGGGGACAGATACACGATCCCCTTCTTCGCGGTTTCGTCCGACGAGAACCAGGTGACCGAGGGGGAACTCCTGTCCTACAAGATGCCGATAACCGATCTCATAAGAAAGAACACGGAACTAGCCATAGCCGAGATAGAGGACACCAAGTTCATGGCGCTGGTAGCCGCGGCCATAACATTGACCTCTAAGGACACGGACTCCGTGGCCGCCACCGGTTTCGGAAAGAAGGACTTCACCAACCTGTTCAAGCTGATAGACGGGGACGAACTGAAGGGTACGACCATCCTGATAAACACCGATGTCTACAACGATATTCTTGCATGGGACGACAGTGACTTCGGCGACCCCCTCTTGAGCGAGGTTGTGAAGAACGGATACACCTACCCGGTTCTACTCGGTAAGAGGCTGGTTGTGACAAACAAGACCTCTATTGTCGAAGACGACAAGATCTACTGCTTCACCGATCAGCCTTACCTGGGCCACGCTTTTGTCCTCACCGAAGAGCTGAAGTTTGGGGTGGAACAGAGATTCAACCTCATAACCTACAAGGCGTGGGAATACATCGGAATGGGTATAGGAAACACCAGAGCGGTTGCAAGCGTAACTCTGAAAGACGGTGAATAAACCTGAACGGGCGGGGGTAACGCCCCCGCTCTTTCTTAGGGGGTAGTAGTGTATGCGACTAAAAAACGTGTCCGGTAGCTGGCTCCATCTGGCGGTACAGAAGATGACCATTCCTCCGAACGGGGTAGTGGACGTCGACCCTAACCTCATGCTCATTCGTCACGCCATGGACAAGGGTTGGCTGGTGGAATACAAGCCGAAACCGGCGGCACCGCTTTCTCCGGTAGCAGCACCAGTACCGGAACCAGTACCGGAACCAGTACCGGAGCCTGCGGCGAAAGTAGAAGTCGAGTTGGAACCGGAGCCGCGTGTCGTTACGACTATAGAGACTGGGAACCCGGAGATTATCGTACCTGAAATCTTGACTATCGAGACCGGGGACGAGGAGACTGAACCGGAGACTGAACCGGAACCTGTATCGACAGAAGGGGAGGGGGAACCTAAACCGAAGAAGGCGTCCCGTTCCAGGAAGAAAACAGTGAAAGTGAAGGAAGGAGCTACCAATGAAGAGATTGTATAAAATCCTTATAGCCACGACATATGGGCCACGTTTTTACAGGCCGGGGAAAAACGTCTACATGGACGACGAGAATCCCCAGACTCGCCGCCTGCTCGCTAAAGGCAGGATAGTGCCGGCTTGCGAAGCGGTCGAGGAGGTCCCGGAAACTAAAGTCGTGGTCACCAAAATAGAGGCCCCGGAAGAGAAGCCCCCCGTGGTGCATGTCGCCAGGGTAGAGGCCTCGGAGAGCACGCCGCCGCCCACGGTAATTATCCGGGACATGCAGGATAACGAGGTGCGCGAGGTAGTGGAACCCAAACCGGCGAAAAAGAGGAGCCGGAAGAAGGCCGCGCCGTCACCAAAACCGGCAGAAACGGAGACGCCCACGGACATCGAAACCCCGGCGGAAGAATGAGGAGGTAGCCGATGGCTACGACAACAATACCGGTAAGTTGCAGTGTAGTGGCGGGCAAGACGGCCACGCTGGGTATAGCCACTTCCATGCCCGGAGAGCTGCCGGCTTCTGTTACGGCTACCGTGTTGTCGGAAACCGTGGCGCAGATATTCGCCACCGCCGTGTCGGATATGCGGCAGGTAAAAGTTATCGGTTGCTACGTCGAGCTCGCGGTGTTGTCTTCGATTTACAGCGAGTACATCACCGAGGTCCGGGAACGGATGATGGACTTTCCGGACGAGAACATCCTCATAGAGGGCCAGCAGGTAAACGACACGGCGATAATGAAGGCGCTGGACCGGGCGCTCCGGGACTACAACTCCGCTCCGCCGCTGCCGACGAAATACACTATAGAGAACCATCCGTACATTGACACGATAATCCTCAAGACTCTGGCGATCATTTTCGACACTCTGGCACTCGCCGAGTTCAGAAACCAGCTGAACTACGGGACCAGTGGTATACAGTTGGGGATCAGGGACAAGGGCACAATTTACAAGTCCGTAGCAGAATCCTACAACCAGGAGTACAAAAACCGCAGAGACCTGGAGAAGCAGCAACTCAATGTGGAAGCCTGTTACGGTAATGCACCCTTCTAAAATTCGGTAGTGCCTGCATGTATGGCGTACCGGGGTTAGTATTGTATATAGGAGGAACACATTGGTCTTTTCAGAATCGTTCACGATACAGGTAGTCCCGACCAGTTCCGGGGAACTGGCGGTGCAGTGGGGAGGTTTCACGGCCCTGCCCGGCCACACGGTCCGATTGATGCGCGGGTTTTCCAACGACGCGGCCGAAGTGGTGCTGGCGAACGCTGAAACCGAGACGCTCTTCATCGACACCGACCTGAACATACGGCACATATCCGTTTACCCACATTACTGGTTGGAGGCCCAGGGCCCTGTACAGTACGGTGGTTTCTCACGCAGCCCTAAAGCGACCCTGGCCGGTCCGGTGGACAAGCTCTTTTTCGCCATGGCCGATGAGTTCAACAAGGCGTTGCGCCTGGTGGACGGAGTGCCGGCGGACATACTGCTGGTCAAGCGCGACACGGAAAGATGCCCGAACTGCTGGAACTTTCTGCAATCGGCGCGCATGGGCACCGCCAGCGGAGAACCCTGCAGCTGTTATGGCACGGGATGGAGAGACGGCTTCTGGCCTCCGATAAAAACGGTGATGCGCTACATGGACAACACCGTTATCGGAAAGCTGTTCGCCAAATTCCCCGTGACGGAATTCGATACCCAGTACACCGTCCAGGTGTCCGGATATCCGTACATTCAGGAGAACGATGTGTTGGTGGACCTGCTCTATGGAAAGCGTTTACGGGTGGTGCAGGTCACAACCATAAACTACAGGCAGCGAATCCCCCTCCTGCAGTTGGTGGGGGCGGACGAGTTGCCGGCGACGGATGAAGCGTACCTGTTCCAGATACCGGCGGCAGATTTTGAAACGCCCAGACCTCTAAAACAGACATCCAGGGTGATGTGGTGATGGAACTAGAAGTTTACACCTCTTTCGAGGACAGAGTTATACAGACGCTCATCCAGTTCATACGGGTGAGCATCGACACTTTCACCACGTACCACACCGACTGGAACGACATCTCGAAGTCGGACATAGCCGTTATTGATCTTGAAGACAACGTGGCGTCTGCCCGGGAAATGCCCCAGACAATAATTACGGTAGGCGCGGAAGGCTTCTCTCTGCGACCCGGTGGGCTGACCGACAAGACGGAGAACTATAAGTTGTTCCAGAACGAGGGACAGATAGGCCCGTACCTCATAAACGAAGACTATTCGATAGTGGTTCGATCCAGAAGGGCGAAAGAAGCCTCGCGGCTGGTGGCGTGGCTGGCCACCCTCTTCCTGGTGAAGAAGGAGAAGTTCACCACGGACATGGGGATCGCCGACGTCACTCCAGTGGGCAGCTCGAAAGTGGATATCGTGGGTGCCGGAGATACGAAGTACGCCGGCAGGCAACTGATCGTGAGGGTGCTGGACCACATAACCCTGGAGAGAATCGCTCTGAACAAGATACTCATAAACAAATCCAGAGTAAGTTTTACAGGCCCAGTAGTTAGAACGTAGATTCGTAGCTGATACAGTACGAAAGGAGCGTAGATTAAATGGCATATACGAGACCAGGTACACAAGTTGAACAGGTATTAGTTCCGACCATAAGGGCCGTGCCTTCCTTCCAGGACTTCACGCCTGGAATTATAGGAGTGGCGACCTATGTGGTGGAGGGTACCGACGCTTACGCCGGCCTGATAGCCTCTGAAGACTATGATTCTTCGCAGGTTCTAGATCTGCCCGGCTTCACGACGGCCCACCTGCCTATAGCGTCCACGGTAAAGGTCTATGTGGCCACCGAGGGTGCGGCGCTGAACATGAAACACCTGACCAGAGAATGGTTCAGGAGCCGCGGGGAAGCGGAACCTGGCCAGAGGATTCTCGATGGTGGGACTCCCTACTACGAGCTCTCCGCGGATGCCCTCGACCTAGCAGACCTATCGGAAGGAAAAGTTGGGGTAACCCTTGTAACGGGAGCAGAACTAAATGCAACAGCCGGCAACTCCGCCACGTTCCTGGAAAAAGAAGAGTCCACGTGGTACCCGGCGAAAGTAAAAGTGTATATAGAGTACGCCTCCATAATTCTCGCGAACTACACGGCGACGGAGACCTTCACGTTGGAAGCCGCCCAGAAAGTAGTCTCTCTGGCGCATTACCCGGTGTCTTCAGTAACTTCCGTAACTATCGACACCGGAGAAGACGCCGAAGTTCTCGAGGCCAACGACGCGACCGATGGCTACACCATAAACAGCGTGACCGGTGTGATAACACTAGGTTCTGCTGTAACGGTGGGAGCCAGTGTCCCTCTTGAAGTCGTTTACAGTTACCAAAACCCTGTCTTCTCGGGGCCGATCCCGGTGAGCACGAAGGAAGAGATCGAGGAATACGCGGGGCCGGTTCACCCCTACAACCCGTTGGGATTCGGGGCGTACCAGGCACTGCTAAAGGCCGGAAGTGGCCCGGTTTACATAATGGCCACCGCACCGTCTGCCAACAATCTGGACCACATCTTCGACCCGGCTAGCCTTACCGCCGCTCTAACGGAGTTTGGAAAGATCTATCTCTACTGTCTAGCCGTGATGGCGGATGTGGGGAGCGTGTCTGCCACACTCATGAGCCACATAACCACCTTCTCCGCGCCTACGGAGAGTAAGTTCAGAGTCGCCATGCTAGGGTTCAAGGATTTCGATTCCGCGACGGAGAAATACGCCACCGGAACGGCGGCTACAGTCGTCACCGATTACCTCCGCACGATGTACGCCTACGATGACAAGAGGCTGAGAATCCTGATGAACCCGGAGATATATATAAGATACAACGGAATAGTTTATCCGGTACCCGGCATCTACTACACCGCTATCTACGCCGGACTCTTGAAGACCTTGAGCCGCTCTCCGAGTACACCATTGACGAAGTACACCGAAGGTTCAGTCTACGGTGTCCGGTATCCCGGAAGCAAGCCCAACTACTTCACCGAGTCTCAGCTGGACACGCTGGTGGCCGCAGGGCTCTGGGTGCTGGAAGAGACGCCTACCGTGGTAAGGGTGAGACACCAGATGACCACCGCCGAATCCTACCTGGAAACCAGGGAAGACTCTATAGTCCGCGGAATGGACTGGGTATCCATGGCCCTGAAAGTAACTCTCGACGGCATGATAGTAGGCCAGAACATCACCCCGCAGTTCCTGGAGGCCGTGAATCTCGCGTGCCAGGCAATCATAACCAGGGGGATAAGAGACAGGGTTTGCGGCGAGAAAACCGCCCTGGTCTCCATAACCGTCCCCGAACAGGAACCGGACACGGTGGAAGTGATGATCGATTACCAACCGCTGTACCCTGCTAACGTCATACGCGTTACCGTACAGGCCAGCGCAACTCAGGTATAAGGGGGTGCATGTAGATGGCCATAATGAAAAATTGGAATCCATACACTGATTTTGTGGAGAAGGACGACCCGCTGTATGGTAACGGGATACTGACCCCGTTCAGCTCGAAATTCATCCTTCTCGGAGTGATGCTGGCAGCGGAGGGCAAGAACGCCCTGACCTACACCGAATGCACGACAATAGAAGCGGTAGGGGTTCTTCAGACCATGTCCCTGGCCCAGAACAAGAACGTGCAACAGCTGTTCGAGATCGGGTCGGACAAGGAGATGTTGATTCCCGGAAGGACCTTCAGAAGCCTGAACCTGGGCAGGGCACTCATAAACGGCAGGAACCTGCTACACAGGATATATGGCAACGATTCCAGTTTGGAGTACTGGGACAGCGCCGCCTCGGGTGATATAGCCCTCAACCTCGGATCGAAGATCTTCGACCGCCCGATAGGCTTAATCATAATGTTCTACAAACCAGGGCTGAAGGAATCGGACGTATCCGAAGAGATCGCCGCCTCGTTCGCGCTGGAGCGCTGCATAATAAACGCGCACACCATCGCCACGAACGCCGGAGACGTCATCGTTATGGAGAACGTCACCATGACCCCGGCAGAGATAAAACCTATCCCGGCGACATCTTTAGCTTACTCATGATGTCCCTATCGATAGACTTTAAAGAGAGGTGAGCTATTTTGGCCAATAGATACTCTGTAGCGGGAAAGGTTTTTGACATATACGACGATGCCCTGCTCACAATATTGGCCGAATGCCCGGAGTTCATAAAGACGGCGTCGGTCGAAAGTCCGGATACTGTAACGAGGTATCCGGACTCGGCCTTCGCGATGGTTATGGCGCTGACCGACGGACACACTATGAGACGTTACCCAGTCATGACAAAAGACGCAGCACTGGTCAGTGCCTATTACTATGAACGTACCGTGGACAACCTTCCAGAACCGGGGGCGGTGGACGTAGGGGTGAAGATCGGAAACGCGCTGGTGAAACTGGGCGCGCTGAAGGAACTGACACACTTCCCACTGATACAGGCAGCCCTCAACACGGGCCTCGCCGTCAATCCCGGCCCTGTCTTTTTCAAGCAGGCCGAGGTGAAACGCTCCGTGCAGGACACACTTGAAAAAGTGGCCGCTCTAGCGGAGGAGAGATACCTGGAAGGTCTACCGGACATGGCATTCGCCATAGTTGGTGAGACTTACACCGGAGAGAAGATCAGGAAGTACCCGATCCACACTCCGGAGCACATAAAGATGGCAGCCGAGGAGTTTGAAAAGCACTATTCGGACATGCCCGTGAAATGGCGCCCGGTGGTGGCGAAAAGAGTGTGTGACGCGGCGGCGGAAATGGATGTTTCCGTACCGGCAGACAGCTCATTGCAGAAGTACGCCAACTGGGACAGTTACTCCATGTACCTTGAACAGGGAATAAACGACAGAATAGGGATGAAGACGGCCGCAAGGAAAGATTACCTGGAACTGCTGGAGAAACAGGCCTCTCTGGCGCCGACGGATTTCGCCGAAGAACTGTACGCACTCGACAGGACCCATAACATGGTACCGTACTACGACAAGTTCATAGAGGATCCCTTCGCAACCACACTGTCCACGCAGATCGAAACCGGCGTACCACCGGTAGACAGAGATCTCCTGAAGATTGCGGCGAGTGACAGGGACAGCTTTATAAAAGAGGCGTCCACGATGTTCGGGGCGGGGTTTGTGAACATGTTCAACCGCAACCCTGAGAAAGCCCTGGCAGCGGTCTCTCTGGAAGAGAAAGAGATCCTGCTGGAAACCGTGGAGAAGTAAGATGCGTCGGGCCCTGTGTGTGGCGGTACTTCTCATCACCTCCTTCCTGACGGCCTCGGTGACGGTGGACATAACCGCTTTCGCGACGGAAACCGTATTATCCGCCGGCTACTCCATAGACCTGGGGGGACATGTTGTGGGAGGCGGGATCTCCAAACCCTTCCTGCAGCAGGATAGCTCCAGAGTTACTCTATGGGTGTTGTGGGAAATGGAAGTGGAGTCGGAGGCCTCTTTCACTGTCGGGATCGATGGTTTCATAACCGTGTGGCCCCCGGAAGCTGTAGCCGAAGGGTTCTGGAGCACCGGACCGGGGTTGTGCCTGCACATGGGCACAGGCAACCTCAAGGTCGGGATGCGTCTGACAGGGGAATGGCTGAACAAGGTGGAATGGTTTATAAAGGCGCGGGTGCATTTCTGATGATCGAGAAAGCCTGCGCGCCGGAGATCCTGGTGAAAGAAACGGTAGTACACATCGTGGTATGCGGGCGGACGTTCATATTCGCCAACAGGCACCTTAAAGATAAAGGCCCCACATACATGGTGGCAGCGTCCAACGGGGTGATAGACCTGGAGCTGGCGGAAAAGGTGATGGAGGCCCTGCAAGGGTAAAAAAAAAGAAGGGAGGGAGCATCCTCCCCTCTTTTTTTTTGTGTGGGCCTATTTTCTAGGTAGGCCCCTCAACTTCGTTGCTTTCGGGGTTTCTTTCTTAACGGGCTTTCTATTCACTTAAACTCACCTCCTTATTATGTTTATACCAACATATCGATTAGTTTTCAGGAGGCACACACAATGGTCAAGAGCGTTATAGTCAACGGCGAGAAAAAGTATATCGTGGTGAGCGAGAAGGGCAAGAGGTTGAGTCGCCCATACGGCACCCGGGAAGAGGCCAACAAAAGGTTGCGGCAGATAGAGTATTTCAAGCACCGCAAGCCGTCCCGGGGTTAAGAAAAAGGTAACCGGCCCGGTCTCTTCCGAGACATGGGGCCGGATGTGTCAAACACTGTTGTCTAACCTTGTAGACCTACAAGGTTTGTGGAGTGTCTCCACTGGCTTGCCTTACTGAATCTTCACTGTCTTCTGTTTATGGTTTACGGACCTGCGGGGGACTATTGGCGGTTGTCGGGTTCCTCCCGACACTACGCCATAGTCCACGGCACGGTCCTAGACCATGCGGGGATTTCCCCGTATTAGCCGAAATGGCTTACTGTACTGAAATCTTCACTGTTACAGGCTCAACGGCCGAAAGCCCTGTCAGCTGCTCGCAGCTTTTGCGAGCTGCTGGATGGGCGACTGGCCGCGGGGGTAACCCCCGCGTTGAATTAACTACTTCGTACTGTTTCTTTCTACTCCGTACTGTTCCTTCCTCGGATGTCCTCCCTCGGCTAGGGATTCCGCAAACCGACACGGGCAAGTTTTCCGCCCGTGGAGGGTTGTGGACCCCTAGCCCCGGGAGACGGGTTTGTACCCGTCACTGTAGCTAAACTGTTTCCAACACTCACTTACTCTCCTTGCGTCCCAATGTGGCGGTCGGCTGCCTGACGGAAGTGAACCGGATGCTCTTCCCGGTAGGAACTTTCGTCGGCGCCGATAGCCAATTTGGGCACGGGTTTATACCCGTCGTATCTCTCACGTAACACCTATTTTTACCTTCAGCGACTATGTCCCTCGTCGCCTGTCGTAGCGCCAGCTGACGGCGACGGGGACAGGTGTCGCTACGGGGATATCCCCGCAATTTCTCTCATACGCTTAACTAGCCTCACACACTTAGAACCCAGTAGTACAGGTTTCAGGGGTGGGGTCGCGAGCGCTCTTCCCCGCGACCCTACCCTGAACCTGACGGTGAAGACACCGTCAACTAACTTAACTAACTGATTACTGATAACCCGTCGCGACTATGTGGCTGAAGGTACCTTACTGGCCTGCCACATATCCTCGTGGCAGCGGGGAATCCCCGCTACTGTTTCTGATACTGTAAATAACACTGCTCCCAACGGAGAGGAGGCACTCGCCTGCACGCTCGGACCGCTTTGGCCCGCGCGTGCGGCGATGCATTTCGCGAAGTTGGGCTCGGGTTTTACCCGGTACATGTTTCTCACGTAATCCTGTTTTACCTTCAGCGGATGTGTTTCTCGTCGATGGTCCTTACGCGAGCTGCCTCGACGATGGGACGAGCCGCTGCGGGGATACCCCCGCTACTGTTTCTGTTGCTGTACTTTCACTGTCCCTGTTTCTTTCTGCCCTCCCGGCGGTGGCTCGTGCGGATCCTGTGTCGATGTTCCTCCGGCAATAGCGTTCGCCTAAGCCTCGCTGACGGGCGCGGGTTTACACCCGTCGTATGTTTCTCACGCAAAAAGCCTGGTAAAGTTTTAAATTTGTTCCAGCGGTGCTTCTTGGTCCCGTGCTGCGATGTTCCTCTCGCGCACGGGCTAAGAGTACCGACGGTGGTTTCACCGTCGTAGGTATCTTGCACAACATCTGTTCTTCGCCACACCATAGTCCCAACTCACTCTGGTTGGGAATGCGTCTTGCACGCCGTATCTCCACACGGCGGTGGTGTCAACACCACCTATAAATATACAACTCCGGTTCTTTTACCCCCCTGTATCCCGGATGCCCAGACTTTGTCGCTTCCCGTGTTCCGGATAGGGGTCGTGTGTCGGATGCTCTTCCGACAACGGGGTAATCCCCGCTGTACAGTACAAAAATATATGGAGACCATTATGCCAGCCCGGCGGCACGTCCATCGGCCTGTTCGTCACTGCCAGAGCCGTGTGTCCGGGGTTTCATGATCGTTGTCCGTTGTCCGCTGCTCGTTGATCTCCGGTTTTCCTCCGGAACAAGAGCGTTGAAC